CTTCGGCGGCACCATCGACGGTGACTTCATTTCTCCGACTTTCATCCCCGCCGCTTTGTGCGCCATGTCAGCCTTCACCTTCGCGGCACGCGCCGCTTCGGTCTTTGCGCCCAGATCGGCTTCGGCCTTGATTACGGCATCGGCACAATCCTTGGCGTCAATCCTGAGCTTCGAGAGTTCCGCGGCGGACGCACTGGCGGCTTCGGCATCGACAACCTTCTTGTTCGCCAAATCCGAGTTTTCGTGCGCTGTCTTCGCGACGCCTTCGGCTGTCTCTCGTTCGCCCTCAGTCTTGACCACAGCCTGATCGGCAGCGTCGGCCTCGCCCTTGAGCTTCGCGGCTTCCGCGTCGGCGAGCACTTTCAACTTGGCGTCCTCGATCGCGCGCATCTGCGGCGATGACGGCAACGGCTTCTCATTCGGCAGCGGTCGATAGTCGGGATGGACGCCCTGGAAAAACTCCAGCGCCTTTGCGATTCGCTCGGCGGCTTCCGCCAATCTCTGTTCTGAACTCGGCATGGTCGCCTCCTAGCTCTGAATCACTACGCTGTTGGTGTGGTACTTGACCCAACCCTTAATCAGGGCCGGAGTGCTCGTCGCCAAGGTCGTAGCCGAAGTGGTTACGGTCAGGCACAGGTCATACAGCCCGGAGTTCGGATAGGTCGCCACGTTCCCGGCCGTATTGCCGCCCGGCATATTCGTGATCATCAGCGGCAGCGCGCCGGGGTTGAACGTGACCGGCAGAACCAGCGGCGTAGATGCGCTGGTCCACAATCCCGCTTGTGGGGAAAGCCGGTATCCCTTCGCGGTTGAAAATACCGTGCTCGGCGTGATCAACGTCGCAAAATAGCCAGCGGCCGCCATGCTGGTCGATCCGGTATCCAACGATGAAGTCGCCGCACCGGTAGTTGTCGAGGTCAGCAACAGGCCGAGTTCCAAAACGAGCGCTGCTGGACTGGCCGTATCAGTGCCACCAAAATCGATGAAATAATCATCGACCGTGATGCCGTAGCCCTGACCTGGCAATGTGCAAAGCGCGATGACATCGGGGCCAGTGGATGCGAGCGAAGTGATGTTGGAGATGCCGTTGGTGCTGCCGCCAGCAGCATTGACCACCGCGCAAAACTCGCGGCAGACTATCGTGTTGCCTTCCTGCAACTGCGGCGGCGTGTTGTTGTAATCAGCGGCGAACCAGTATTTAGCTGCCATTGTTCGTGATCTCCCTTAAGCGCCGGTGCTCGAAGCGTAGGAATATAGGCCTATATCGGCATAGTCGGCACCGTAAAAGATGGTCCGCTCGAAGCCGTAAATCATGGTGAGCGTGACTCGCAGGTCGTTACCGGCGTCCAGCAACTCCTCGTACCAGTTGACGCGCATCGGCTCGCCGTCCACCACGTCCACCGCGCCGAAGGCCACCGCCAACGACTGCGCGCCCAAGAAGATGCCGTAAGCGACGTTGGTAGTGCCGTTGGCCGGAGCACCCAAGGCACCGGGGCTTGCCACGTTCTGCTGCGTGATCGCGTTGAACCAGAGATTTTGCGTTGAATCGCCCCACGGCACGTGCGCGTCTTCGTGCAGCGGCACGTTGTTGTGGATGCCGAGCGCGCCCACGAAGATCGGGTTGCCGGTGGCGATACCGCCTTGGAGCAGCGAGGAGAACACGTCCCCCCACTGACCCTTGTCGAAATTGTTGCGGAGATCGCGGGCCTGGTAAGTGTGAATGAACGCCATCCCGTTGACTTCGATGCCCTTGATGACCACCGGCTTGATCGGAAACGGCAGCGCACGAGACATCGCGACTGCCTGATTGATCATCGAGAGATCGAATCTGGCCGCCGGGGTCAGGCTGAGATTGGCGATAGAACTGACGTTGCCCGCAAGAATCAAATGGTTCGCGTCGATCGCGGTGACGGCGTTCATGCCGGTCGCGCGCACATCGGTTTGGCCCGTGTTCCCCGCCGCTTGGTTAAGCGCCGCATAGTCCCAGATTTCCTTGATCCAGTTCGACGCAATCGCGTAGATCGCATCGCGCGCGGACCACGGTGCCCGCTGCTGGCTCATGCGACCGGACCACAGGATCGGTAAGCGGTGCTGGTTGATCGTCACCACCTGCGACGTGTACTTGATCGGCACTTCCTGATTGGTTACCGGTGCATCGCCCAACACGCCGAGCGAGGCGATATTCGGCAACAGGTCGAACCGGACGTTATCGCCAGGGCCGTGTAAAGGCTCGTCAAAATACTGGGCGAAGTTCGTCATATCGCGAGGGTTGAGACTCGCCGACATGAGCTTCACGAGGACCGGGGATTTGGTGGGTTGCGCAAAAAAGCGCTGTGAATAGATTTGGACGGCGATAGGATCATTGGCAACTACCTGAGTTAACGTGGCACTATACCTCCTGACGTAGCGTCAATTAGCCCACTTAACCTGAAGTGTCGCCGGATGTTCGATGCCTTATTGGCTTGTGAACATCCTTGGGGCCGAAGCCCTCAAAGGCCGCATCGCATTTTTCCTGGGAGCGATGAGGAACCCGCTGTAGTTAATCAGAAACACGTTTTATTATTCGCGCGCAAGTGCCATAATAATGAAGTGCTTGATTTGCACCCATATATTTGCTATGCATAAAAGGGATGATATGGAAATCCAACTTAGAGGCTTCAAATGCGAGCGATGCGGGCACGAATGGCGACCCCGAAACCCCAACGAAATCCCCGCTCAATGCGCCAATCCCGACTGTCGATCTCCCTACTGGAATCGACCACGCAAACGAGGAATGGCGACCAATACCGGACTGGCCCTACGAGGTGTCAAACCACGGAAGGGTAAGGCGGGCGCGTGATGGAAAGATCGTAAATCAATGCCCGCCTGTGGCGGGCTTGCCAGCGGGTGACAGTCGCACCAAGGAGAGTTTATTATGAACCGCTCCTTGGAGGGGCGGGGAACACTCGCCGCGGGATACAGAATGATCGAGTCGTTTTCTTTGTCGGGATTTCGTTGCTTCAAGCAACTGAAGCTAAAAGACCTTCGGCGAATCAATATCGTTGTCGGAGACAATGGAGTTGGCAAAACAGCATTAGGGGAGGCGCTTTATCTTACCACCGCGTCATCGCCAGCAGGCGCGTGGTGGGTGAGGTTTACTAGGGGGAGAATCTTTCCCCAGTCACCTCAACCATTTGTTTGGAACCGCGAATTCTTTCAATTGTTTTGGCGTGACCTTTTCTATAATTTCGACGATAACGTTCCAATTACCGCGTCGTTAGTTGACTCATTTAAGGGCAAGTATTCTCTCAGGGTTTTTTACGATCTACGCCGTTCCGTCCCAATGCCTGTAGCGACAAACGTTCCGACATCACCTATCGCACCATTGGTGTTTGAGCGTACCACTCCACAAAAGAAAAAAACCTATACAAGTGTCGCACTTGACGAAAAGGGTCAGCCTCAGTTTAGTGGCAATCCTGAATTAATACCTCTGACTGCCATAATCCCTTCCACAATTTCCTCGAATCAGACGGATATGGTCAATTGGTATTCGACTCTCAGTAAAGAAAATAAAGAAGGCCCTGTGGTAAGTGCTTTAACCTCGCTCTTCGAACAAATTGAGGACGTATCACTGGAACTAGATGCAAGCTTACCCAGTCTATTTGTCAGCACAAAAGCGGTTGCGCAAAAACAACCGCTAGCCATCGTTTCTGCCGGTATTGGAAGAACTTTTTATACCTTGCTGGGCATCGCAAGCGCGCCGCGTGGAATAGTCTTAGTCGATGAAATAGAAAACGGCATCCATTATAGCCGTATGTCTTCAATTTGGGCGACGCTTTTAAAATCTTGTGAAGATAACGAAACTCAGCTTTTCGCCGCAACGCACAGTTTCGAATGTCTTCAGGCACTTCTGCCCGTTGTGGAGAAATATAATCACTTGGTATCTCTGATTCGTTTAGAGATAGACGATAAGGGCAATCATATCGCAAAGCAATTCTGGGGGAGAGAGTTGGAGGCGGCACTTCGTAGCCAAGGCGAGATCAGGTAGTGAAAAGCGCTTCCAACATTCCTACGACCGGCTCCGTCCACACTTCCCTCGCGAGTACGAGTCGATGCTGGAATCGCGGCTCGAGCAGGTCGAGATGGAGCGCGACCTTTACAAAACGCAAGTCGAGTGGATGAAGGAGCATCACTTCGAGAGCATCGAAAATTTTCTGGCGGGGATGCCGTGGCGGTTCCCCGACGACTAGAATCCATTTTGCTCAGTTTTGCCGTGGAACATGCCTTTCTTCCACGCATCCCACGCATCAAGGTTGCACGGATAGCAGAACGGCCCAAAGCCCCGCAGCAACCACCCAAGGCTATTCCCTTGCGGCGTGAGGCCGTGCTTTTTAGCCAGCGACTCGTGACAATGCTGACACCTCTGCTGCGGCCCCCAGCGAGCCATTCCCGTGCGCTGCTGCGACACCATGCGCTCGGTCTGCGCATAGCCGCCAGGCTGCCATGGGAGCGGACGTTCGGGATCGAAGTTAGCTGGGGTCGGCATCTTAGTGCCTGATCACGCCATCGAGCACGGCCGGGTTGCTGTCCGCGTCCGCGGCGATTTCCTTGATGACCTTGTTGTATTCCGTCTTATTCGTGCGGGACAGTTCGGCCAATTGATCGTAGGTCCACGCCCGTTTCTCGCGGACCTCGCCGCCATCGCGCACGTCCGCCGTGGTATTGCCAGCCGCCCGCAACGCACGCTTACGCTCCAATTCCTTCAGCCCATCATCGACCACGCCGGTAGTACCCTGATTGCCTTGCGAGGTTCCCCACCCGCGCCGCTTGGCGAGATCAAGTGCCTTGAGCGCGGGATTGCCACCGAGACGCTTTTGGGCGAGCACGATCCGCTGGCGGCGCCACTCCCACGCTCCCATCGCGCAAAGGTCGCGAGCGGCGTCGGATTCGCTCAGCCCTTTGGCCGCTGCGTGATTTGCAATGTTCTGACGCTGATTCGGGTCTGACATCAACTGCATCGCCGCTTCGTCGAGTTCGCCGGAGTCCTCCAATTCCTTGCGATAATCGGTGCGCAGGAACTCCATCGCCTTGTCGTAGTCAGGCACCTGCTGGCGGGCGATGGCCTCCGAGGTTGCGCCGAAAGTATTGATGTTGTCCATCTCCTGACGCTGGCGGTCGCGTGCGAGCATCCGCTGATCTTCGCGGCGGCTCCACTTCATCCATGCAATGTAATCGGTATCGGCGTCAGGCTCGGGATCGTCGCCAGTGATGGCGGTAGTTGCAGCTTGACGGGTTTCGCGCTTGTCGCTGCGCTCCGACTCCAGTCGATCAAGCCGCTGAGTCAGGGCGGTGATGGTAGCGTCGCGCTTGCGCAGGTTGGCGTAGGCGTCGTTGGCGCGCTTTTTTTCTCGGGCAAGTTCTTCCGCAGTCTGGTCCGTCGCGCCGTCCGTTGCTCCCGCATCCGTCGCCGCGTCCGTCGTCGTGTGATTAGTCCCATCGGCCATAAATTTTGCCTCCTAGAGATTCCCTGCATTCTTAAAAATCGTTTCCGGTTTAGGGATTTTACCCCCGAAAACCAAGCCTTGTTTCTCCGCTTTCTTAATGGATTTAAGGAGACTGCCGAAGCCTGAGAGATTCGCATGGACCGGCAAGTCCTTCAACCATTCGAGGTTGCCCATCAGGTGCTCGATGGCTTCCTCGGTCGAATCGCCGACACCAATCATCACGCCGATTTCGTCGGTGCTCTTCGCCACGAAATGATAAAGCCCGTCCAACTTGCAATAGTGATAGAGCTTCATCCAGCGCAACACATCGGCGGGCAAATCGAGCGTTTTCCACTCGTCACTGATTGCGGGGTCTTTGGTGCTGGCCTCGTAGTGCAGCGTCGCCTCGGCCGCAAAGCCCCACTCAAATTCAGGCTGGATCAAGACACCGTTTGCGCCGTGCCAGATTACATCGGCGAAATTCATCATGCTCTCCAGTTGATGCTCGCCGGTCTGCCCCGGCATTCGTGGCGTCGGGTCAATGAAGTAGGGCACGCCGTCCTTGACTCGAATCTCGGTTGCCCACCAGTCGCGATAGCCGTACCGCCGCAGTATCGGGGCCATCGCCTCGTTGACCGTCTTGATTTCGTCGGGCAGGTCGGCGTCGGAGAGGACGGAGCCTAGATACAGTTCGTTCTTTTTTTCATACCCCTGGAAGGAATATGCGGGAAACGAGCCGTCGATGCACCAGCCGTCGTAGCCGATTTCCATGTCGGATTCGAGATCGTCTTGCACGATGAACACGACCTGCTCCTTGGCGCCGCCAAAAATAACCGCGAGGCTGTCGAGCGTGCGCTGACTGTGGGCGTAGTCGAGGTGATGCCAGGTTTCCATATTGGCGCGGTAGCGGTTGACCTTGATCCACTTGTTTTCGTTCTCTTGCAGATAGTCCGCGAGTGCGGAGAGGCCGACGATGCGCTCGGATGGAATGGTCGGGAGGCCAATCTGTTTGAGCACATCGAGGAAATAGTCGCGGTAAAGTTCGAGGTCGGTCCCGCCGAAGTGCCCCCACACGGCTTTGCCTAAGCTGCGAAGGTGCCGCTGCAACCCGCCAAAGCCGATATCGGGAAACACAAAGAGGTCGATTGAGTCGAACACGTCGGGGTGGAGTGGTTCGTCTAGGCGCTTGACGCGATCGAGTCCCTTGCCCTGCACGCACTGGCGCACGTCCTGATACTCCTCATCGACCGGAGAACAGTAATAGACTGTCGCCATTGTTTCGGCCAACTTCTCGGCGATCGAAATAAACGTGCCAAAATCCCAAACGCAGGCAATGACTTCTTCGACGGACTTCATAGCGCTGGTGGTGGTTTGTCCACTTCCGCATCGTAGAGTTTCCAGTCTATTCCCAACGTCATCGCGACGACGCGCTCGACAACATCCGCAACTCGATGCTGCGAATGATAGGGCGCGTGCCTGTCACCGCCAGGATCGGAAAACTCAGTGCGCGGGCAGCCGCACGGGTAGCTGGGCGCCCCTTTCGCGTGAGCCGCTTCGTAGGGAATATCGAAATCATCGACGATCTTCTGTCCGATTAAGGCAAATCGGCAAAGCATCGCCTCGACCAGTTCGTGCAGCCCCAAACAGAACTCGTGAAACGGATGCGATAACTCGGAGACGCGGATATTTAAGACCTGCGTGGCGTCGTCATCGTAAGTCCAGAACCAATCCCCTGAGGTCAAATATCTTTGAGCCTTATGCGGGATAGTCCGCCAATCGATTCGGATCACTGCGCTAACTCCCGCGTGCTTGCCTGCGTAATCGCCACACCATCATTGCGCGCGAGCAGATGCGCCACGATCACGAATCCGCCGCGCCCGTCCGCTTCGAGGTTCGTTCCGGCCAGCACGTCGCCGTCAGGAACTACCAGCGTATCGCCGAGCGCCAGCTTTTTAATCTGATGGACGAAACTCATTTGTATTCCCCTCCGCCGCGAAGGTTGGAGAAAATATCAGTCGCCGCACGCACTCGGTCCACCCGATGCTTGCGATCTTCGAGGTCGGCTTTGTGGGCACCGATCAGGGCATCCATGATATCGCGCAGGTCGGACGACAGCGCCTCTTTGCTTAGGTTGTCGGACTGCGCTTTCAAATGCGTAGCCTTTGCGAATGACAGAGCGGCCTTGCCTTGGACCGCCATCGTCTCGGCCTTGACCTCTTCGGGCGTGCGCGATTTGCCACGTCCCGTGCCCATGCCTTGCATCCGCATCTGCATCTGTTGCTGTGCGTTTTGCTTGATGGCCTGCTTCAACTTCTCACGGAACTGCACCGGCAACAGGAACCAGTCGAGCAGTTCCGGGATGAAATTATTGGTTTTGATCAGCACCGGCGCAAGTTCGGTGATCTTGTCCATGTAGAGACGGCGCAGCGTC